AGTGTAAAAATATTTGTGAAAATAATCACGATTATATTTTGTTATTGTGATAATTATCCGTAATATTGCGGTGTGTTTAAAATATGAACACGCACCAAAGATATAAAAAGGCAACCATAAAAACGAATTTTAGAAGTAAAACTTAAAAAGAGCAAAGGATATGAAAGTAAATCGTAAGGCAGGCAGTTGCAGTAGCTGGCAGGAAATGGATATAGAGAGTCGCCAGGCAGTGTATTTGGCGGAACGCCTGGTTGAAAATAAGCGTGGCGTGAAAATAGGCAACGAACGTCATAATAACTGTACGTTGGATATACACTACGGGAGCAATATTTACAATACACAAATAGACATCATAAACAAAGACGGTCTGGCGGTGGCGTTTTTCTCCAACGGTTATTTCTACGACACTATCGCAAGGAATCAAGTGGAACTATTCTAAGGCAATAAGATTGCGGGTTAACTGGCAGCCCGGAAAGACGGGCGGGCAATTAGTTCAGACGGTAGAACAGGCGAAACTTATCCATAGAAGCCATGGTCCCCGGTTCGAGTCCGGGATTGCCCACATCAATAACATTAAACAGTATAACGATATGAAAGCGATTAAAGTTTCAGTGGATTACCACGAGTGGTCAAAGGTTGAAGCCTTTTTGGACCGGTTCGAGAATGACGATGATACTTTCACCTATATGGTGGACAATGTGACGTTTGTTGCCGTATTCGACGGCGAGTGCGCGATGGCTTATTTCAAGGCGGAGTTGGCCGGGGCGTTTGAGGACGAAGTGATTATTGTTGAACTGAGATAAGGAGAGAATCGAATGAGAAAGAAAGCTAAAAAGCAAGTGAACGAACACTTGAAGAAAATTATCCTTGGTGTCTTGGAGGAAATTGCTAATTCGTCTTCAGAAAAAAGTGATTTCGATGAATCCCGAAATGTCAGCAATATCAAGTTGCAAAGAATGAAATATACGGAGAAACAAACCATTGATTTTAAACTTAGGAAGCCCCGAAGTAAGTGGGAACTTATCAAAGCCTTACAGGAAGAGTTTGATAAGTTCCCCGATGATACAGTGTTTACCTCATTTAGTGCGGTTGGAATTGGTGCTGGAAGAAGTCGTTACCTTTAAAGTAACTTTTCCTCCTTTGGTAAATGGCTTAATAAGACGTGGTTCGGATTCCTGTTCCTCCATTAGTAACCGTTCTTCGGTTTCTTCTATTAAGCGTTCCAACTCAGGATGCCCACATGATTGTTCGCTATAAGGAGTCAATGTTGGTGTACATCCACAAATGGGGCAGGTAAGTTTACTATATGCTTCCTGCCGTTTTCTTAAGAAATCATTCATGATAATTATAGTTTGGTTTGATATGCTACAAATGTAGCAAAACTTCCGTGGTTCGTGAGAATAGCGGAAGATATTTAACAAGGTAACGAATTAAAAAACAGGTATAAAATGAAGAAACGAATTATAGTAGAATATGGTGAGGTGAAAAGAATTGCTCACTTGATGAACTGCACTCAGGAAATGGTATCGCACAGCCTGGCATTCAGGAAGGACACCAAGCTGGCGAAGGCTATCCGAAAAATGGCTTTGATGCGTGGTGGCGTTGAAGTGGGTAATGAACCGGTAAATGACGTGAGCCATGAAAACGATATGGTCAGTACTGCTCGATAACGAGTTGAAATGGTGGAAAAGTCTCACCATAAAGCAAAAAATCTATGCCGGATATTTTCTTTTCAGTTTCACCCTGCTGCTCGGAACAGCTGAAGGAAATCCTTTATGGGTGATTCTACTGATTGCATTAAACTTCGGTAATTCAGTCAGATTGGTTAAAAGAGTTCCGATGGATAAGCTGAAAGAGTATTAAAATTGAAAACTGCCGAGTGATGGAATATTTCAAGAACGAATTATGTGTAACATACGAGGAACTTACCTCTGGCGATGACCCTGTGATAAGGTATCAGACTTTAAGGAAAAACATCACAAGAGGCAACATCCGAACTGCCCAACGTGGCGGTGGCGAAGGTTCCTACGCATTGATAATATATTCCTCGCTTCGTGAGAAATACAAGGTCCGTTTCGTGGCGAAATACGGCGATCCGGAGCAGATATTAAAACAACAGCGTATGAGAGACAGGGTAAAGACAGACGACAAGGCACGTGCATTTTATGAGGACTACCGTTATGAAATGAACGGCGTGGAAACCGGTCTCAGCGACAAGCTGAAAGCGGAGTACACGCTGAATGCTTCAGTCCTGAACGCGCTTGTAATTGATCTGGAAGTGAAAACACGTGACCGCAAGATGTACGGCAACAGCCTCAATACAGTATGGGAAAATGTGGCTGCGACCAGTGAGAACCTCCGCGAAATATATCAACATACCCTGCCGGAAAACCTTGCTCGACTGAAAGAGAAAATCAGCCGATACAAGAAAGAAAGTTATGCGTCACTAATTTCCGGCAAGGTCGGCAATAAAAGTACCGTCAAGATTACGCCGGAAATGGGTCGCCAGCTGGTTGCCTTGCGTCGGAGCCGGGTTCCGGTCTACAACTACACTCAGATATTCGATGAAATAAACCGCATCGCATTAGAAAAGGGCTGGAAACCGCTCAAAAGCAAGCGAAGCATGGTTCAATGGTTTGAACGTCCGGAAATAGAGCCGCTTTGGTATGATGCTGTATTTGGCGAACTGGCAGCCCACCAACGTTACGGAAGGAAGCATAAGACAAAACTCCCCGAAAGGCGTGACACCTTATGGTATGGCGACGGAACGAAACTTAACTTGTATTACAGGGACGAGGACGGAAAGATACGCACCACGATGGTGTACGAAGTCATCGACGCTTACAGCGAGGTTCTTTTAGGCTACTACATCAGCGACCACGAGAATTTCGAAGCTCAATACAACGCCTACCGTATGGCAATACAGGTGAGCGGGCATAAGCCTTTTGAAATTGTGCACGATAACCAGGGCGGGCATAAACGGTTGGAAAAGGATAAAGACTCTAAAGAAGAAGGATTCTTCGACAAAATATGCCATATCCACCGCCCGACTGCTCCCTACAGCGGCCAAAGCAAGACGATTGAAAGCATATTCGGCAGGTTCCAATCCCAGGAGCTGCATAAGGACTGGCGATTTACCGGTATGAATATCACTGCGGCGAAAGCAGAAAGCCGTCCGAACCTGGAATTCATAGAAGAAAACAAAGACCAGCTTTTCACCCTGGACGAGTTGAAAGCACATTACGCTGAAGCACGCCGTGCATGGAATGCAGCACCGCACCCGGCGACAGGTATTCCCCGCATAGAAATGTATGAAAAGAGCGAGAACGAGGAAACTGACGTGGTGACGGTACACGATATGGTGGACATCTTCTGGATATGGGCAAAACGCCCGGTAACCTTTACCGACCAGGGCATACAGATAACCATAGGCAGCCTGAAGAAACCTTACGAGGTGTTCTCGGCACCCGGAGAACCTGACCACGAATGGCGACGGAAAAACACATACCGCAAGTTCTATGTCAAATACGACCCGAACGACCTCCGAAGCATCCGCCTGTACTGGAAAGACAATGCCGGACAGCTCAGGTTTGAACGTGTGGCTGAGCCTTACATGGTTGTTCACCGTGCTATTCAGGACCAGGCAGAAGGCGAGGCTGAATTTATCCGCGGGGAACAAGAAGCGAATATACGTGACCGAATCGAACGCCAGGTGATAGCGAAAGAAATAGAATACGCTTACGGTGTTGCTCCGGAACAGAACGGGCTAAGCACTCCGAAACTAAAAGGCGTAACCAAAGAGGTGCAGCGTGAAATCGACCGCAGAACCGGAAAATACAGCCGTGATCTGGAAGAGATACAACTGGGCAGGACCACAAAAAAGGCAAGCCTCATGACTTGGGACCAGTTGAAAGAAAACAACGAGGTGGACTACCGGAAAGTGGCAGGCAAATTATAAAGCAGTAAATAAGAAATCAATAAAATACAAACAATATGGAATTATTAAGTACAAAAGAAAAAGACGCTATCCGTGAAGCTCTCAGGGCATACGTCGCCAAATATCCAAGCCAGAATAAGGCTGCTGGCAGTTTGAAAAACACGAGTGTCGGCACGATCAGTAGCATAATGAATGGGAAATACGATAATATTTCGGACGACATGTTCCGCAACATCGCCTCACAGGTGGGTAGCGGAAAGGCTGAAACAGGTTGGCAGATTGTGGAAACATCCGCTTACCAGGAAATAAGCTACGCGCTGGACGATGCCCAGCACTGGCGCAACGTAACATGGGTGGTTGGTGAAGCCGGATGCGGAAAGACTACGACGGCACGCATCTACACGGAAGAGCACAAGGAGGTTTTCTATATCCTTTGCTCCGAGGACATGAAGAAGGGCGATTTCGTGCGTGAGATAGCCCACAAGGTCGGAATCCGGACAGACGGACACAATATCCGCGAAATATGGGGATTGATCCTGGACGACATTATTCAAATGGAAGCCCCGCTGCTGATATTCGATGAAGCAGACAAGCTGACCGAACCCGTATTCCATTATTTCATCAGCCTATACAATAAACTGGAGGACAAAAGCGGGATTATCTTCATGAGTACCGACTATATCAAAAAGCGCATAGAACGTGGGCTGCGTTACAGGAAACCGGGATATAAGGAGTTTTTCAGCCGTATGGGGCGAAAGTATTTCGAACTGGAAGAAACTTCTGCCACCGACGTGTATTCCATTTGCGTGGCTAACGGGCTGAGCGATAAAAAGAAGATAGATGAAGTAATCCGCGATGCCGAGCCGTGCGACTTCGACCTCCGCCGGGTAAAGAAAGCCATCCACCGGGCAAAACGAATGAATGAACAATAAATACAACTGTTCAAACGGTATTTGAACACTATTCAAAAAAGGTATGAAACGAGCATTGAGCGTAAAAGATATATTGGATAAGAAATATAATACTTTCCCTTTTGAGGGAAAATGGAAAGCCGCCTTCGGGACTCCAGAACGTGTTGGTGTGTGGTTTATATGGGGTAACAGTGGAAATGGAAAGACCTCTTTTGTCATGCAGCTTTGCAAAGAGCTCTGCAAATACGACAGGGTCTTGTACGACAGTCTGGAAGAGGGAGCCTGCCTGACGGTGCAGAACAACCTCCGGATGCACGGCATGTCGGAAGTCAGCCGCCGGTTGGCATTCATACAGGAAGATACGGAAGCCTTGAAGAAAAGGCTTCGCCAGCATAAGAGTTACAACATCGTAGTTGTGGACAGTTTCCAGTACACACGGATGAGTTACCGTGACTATATCAGCCTGAAAGAAGCCTTCCCGAACAAGCTGTTTATCTTCATCAGCCATGCCAAAGGCAAGAACCCCAAAGGCGATGCCGCCGAAAGTGTGATGTACGATGCCACGTTGAAAATATGGGTTGAAGGAGGAAAGGCGTTCAGCAAAGGCCGTTTTATCGGTGAAACCGGCGAATACGTTGCTTACCCAAAACTGGCAGAGCGATATTGGAGTGATAAGAATAATTCAAAAAATGAAAGCAATGAATAAGACAACGATTTATCAGTTGGGCATGGAACCCCAATACGCCGCCCACGTGCTCCTGCTATGGAACGAAGGCGAATACCCTTGCGACATCCGGGTGCGGCGGGCAAAGACGGCCGGGCTAATCGTGATTGAAATCGATAACCTGGAGTTGGCGAATAAAATAGTCGATGCCACCCGTTGCCGGGTAGCAATAAAAGAAGTTGAACAACATAAATCATAATTCCTATGGACGCAACTATCGAAGCAATCCTGAACGACGCGGTGGAAAAAGCGATGGCCTTTTCAAGTCTCGACCAGTCGTTTATTTACAGCGAACTATCTGACCGTTTTTCTGAACTATCGCATACGGCATTAATGGCCGAGTATGGACTAAAAGAGGAGGACTTTGAATGAAAGCACGTAACTACGCACGGTTTTATGTCCTTCTTAACCGTTTGCCTACGGTAGATAAAGATGAGCTGAAAGCATCGCTTGTAAGTCAGTACACCGGTGGGCGGACGGAATCGCTCCGGGAAATGACTGAAAAGGAGTACGACGCAATGTGTGATGAACTGCAGCGTCAGGACTCAAACCTGAAAGCCCGTGAACTTTACCGGGAAGAACTGAGACGCAAGCGGTCCGCGGTTTTAAAACAATTGCAGAAAATCGGTATCGATACAACAAACTGGAGCCGGGTGGATGCCTACTGCATGAATCCCCGGATTTCCGGTAAGGAGTTCCGGAAACTGACCGTCGATGAACTGGAAACGGTAAACATCAAGCTCCGAATTATCCGAAGGAAAGAGAAAGAAAACAACAACGATAATCAACTTTTAAATTGACAGAATCATGGAAGAAGCAAAACAGACAGTAGAAATGACAGCTGAGGAAAAACAGCAGTTTGAAGAATTTAAGGCTGCACAGGCGGTTAAAAACGCAAAGGAACAGGCTAAACGTGATCGTGAAGCCTATCGTGACCTGGTGGATGAAACAATTGAACGCACCATTCCGTCGCTGGAGTGTCTAAGTCAAGGTATCAAGGAAACAAAACAGTCCATACTGGATGATTTCCGCAATGTAATAGAAATGAAGGCCGACGTGCTTAAGTTGAAGAAGGACGGGCAACGATCCGACACCTTTACCAATTCGGCAGGTGATAAACGTATAACGGTCGGCGTGTATGTGACTGACGGCTATCGTGACACCGTGGAGGACGGCATCGCTATCGTCAAGGAGTATATCGAAGGGCTGGCGAGTGATGCCAAGACGCAGGCTCTCGTGAAAATGGTGCTCCGCCTGCTTGCCCGTGACGCCAAGGGCACACTGAAGGCGAGTCGTGTGGTGCAACTGCGCAAGATTGCCGAGGAGACCGGTAACGAACGATTTATGGAAGGCGTACAGATAATCGAGGAGAGCTACCAGCCGGCAATCAGCAAACAGTTTATCCGGGCTGAGGTTAAGAACGAGAATGGAGCGTGGGTTTGTATTCCTTTAGGCATGACGGAGGCGTGACTTATGATTATCGCGGTAGATTTTGACGGAACGATTTGCAGAAGTGACTACCCCGCTATTAAGGGTGAAATGCCCTATGCCGGGGAAGTGCTTAGGAGACTGCACGACTCAGGCCATTATATAATCCTGTGGACATGTAGATGTGGCCCCCAGCTTTTAGCGGCCATCAACTGGCTGTTGGAGCATAAAATACCTTTTGACCGTATAAATGACCACAATCCCGACAACGTTCGCTTATATGGAGAAGGTGGTAATAAGGTTTATGCCCATTGTTATATAGATGACAAAAATGTTGGTGGGTTTCCCGGATGGCAGGAAGTGGAGCGAATGATTAACGAAATGGAAGTTGAATATAAAAACAGATTGAAATAATGAAAAACATTTTAGGACGATTCAAGAGAACACAAGTAAAACAACCGGCTGTGTCGCAGCCGGCAAGTGTGGAACCAAGCCCTAAACGCGAAAGGACAATTCCGCCGCATATCGTAGCCTGCAAGGTGTGTGAAGGCAAAGGCATGAAAGACGGCGCAGTCTGCCCCCAGTGCAAAGGTTCCGGGCGCGTAATCGTGTCATGCGAAGTAACAACTTATATTTCGGCTTATGTGCCGGAAAATGGTTAACTATATTCCGGAAAGAGTTTCACTACATTTCAGTTGAAGTTTCACTACTTTTTGATTGAAATGTAGTGAAGAAAAAGTATAAAAGTAGTATCAATTCAAAAACGACGAAAAAAATGAAAAGAGTAAAAGGAACAGCTGGCGTATCGCTATTTGAGTGCATAAACGCCGACCAAAATAAGTGGAACGTCCGCTGGGATGTTCAGGAGAATCCGGAAACGGATGAAGGCCAGACGAACGGTGTCAACTATATGGAAGAAACATTCCTGTTTAAGCCGGATCTGAGCGACGTACAGCAGATAATATCATTTTGGTGCGGAAGTACGGAGGCAACCGCAAAGTTTGTTTTGGATGGCAAAACAATAGAAATGTCGGAGCAGGGATTGTTGTTCCTGCGTAGCCAGGCGCAGGCGTCAGAAGGTGATAATGTTTCAATAGTTACGTCAGAGGGCGTTATTGAAGTGACATCGCAGGAGGCTCTGTATATTGTAAACGATATGACGCGATACCTGTCGGCGTATAACAATAATACTTTAACGCTTTTGAACGAAATCGATGCAGCAGACAGTATTGACGTACTAACAGCGATGGATTATTCTACCGGGTATCCAGCCCCGACAAATATGACATTGCAACAGGTCAAAGATGCGGCCTCAAAACAAGGGTCAACCCCGGAACAGCAGGCAGTTTTGTTCGCTCGTATGACGATCAACTCCGTGGAACTGACCAATAACGATGCCCTGTCTGTAAAAGACCTTCATCCAACATGGGAATCGTTTGTCGGGAAAAGTCTTAAGACCGGCAACAGGGTATTGTATCAGGACAAACTATATCGTGTAAGGCAGGATGTTGCTACAGTCTTGGAGAACCAGCCGCCGAGCATTGATACAGCGGCTTTGTACGAAGAAATCAACGAAGAAAATGCCGGTACAATTGACGACCCAATACCATATAATAACAACATGGAGCTGTTTGCCGGTAAATACTATTCTCAGAACGGTATTATCTACAAATGTACGCGAGATACCGGGCAGGCTGTTTATCATGACTTGTCGGCGTTGGTAGGGATTTATGTGGAGAAGGTGTAATAAATTTAAGGCCAGAAATCCTGGCCTTAAATAAATAACTGGTATTAATTTAAATTTCATGCCAAGTTGTACGATCATCTAAATCATTTAATATTGCTTTAATATTCTTGTTTGTTAGATAAGACTTATAAGCATTAAATATAGCTATTAGCAGTGATAAGACTCCACCAATAATTGTAATAATCGTGCATTTGTAAAATGCCCCAACAATAGTGATTGTAAACGAGGCTAGTAGGAGTACCAATAATATCCAATTGTTTTTAATGAAATCAATGCTCATTTTTATTGTATTAAATTTTATTTGCAAAAATAATAGTTCTGAATGAATGAGAAAATAAAACAACAGATAAGTTTAATCCAAAGTGTTTCTCAATGCATCAAGGATGCTGAAGGAACAGCAGAAAAGATTAAAGAGCAATACCCAAGGTTGCGAAGCAGGGACTCTAAGCGAGGAGCAAAAAAGAGTCTTGATTTTTTTGAAGCAGTAGCTTACCACTTGAAACGATTACAACAGCTTGAATCAGGGGGAGCGACTGAATAATCTTATCAAAAGGCGAGATGTGTAAAACTATCCCGCCTTTTATTTTGCTCGTTGGTGTCAATTCGATAAATTTGTAATTGAAACTAAATATCTGGGGTAAATGAGTTTAAAAGGATGTTCTTACGCGCGCCGTGTTGCTGAGGTAAATGCAATTTACGACGAATATGCCAAAACCGGACTGTCTAACCGAGAGATTTGGCGCAGATACATTTACCCTATTTATGGTATCACAGAAAAGACCTTCTACAACTATATCAATGCCGCAGCCAACCCCAAGGTGGCGCAAAAAGTAAATGAATTACAGCTTAGCCTTTTCGACTGATAAACTCAGGCGGAACCGGATGTTTAACCAGTTTCTTCACCGCCGAATCGTCATACAAAAGTGTTTGATAAACCTCCGTATCGTCCAGTATTTCCTCGTGGTCGTGACAAGGTATAGATGCTGAACGCTTGAAAGAACCCCAATATTCACCGGTGAACCCGTGTAGGCAGCGGTTTATCTTGTCGAGCAAATCCAGGTGGAACTCCTCACCGTCGTACCCTTCCGGCTGTGCTATTGTCAGGATGTGCAGCCCGACAGTCAGGTCCGCGTCCTGTAATCCCCCTTGCTGGTGTCGCCATGCCAGGCGTCCGAACTCAATAAATACGGCGGGCATCGGGAAATGCGCTTCTTCCTCAATAAACTCTACTTGCCGGTTCCATAATCCAAAATGTTTTATCGCAAAATCGGGCGTTTCTCCGGCTTCTATCATTTGTTTGATACGTTCTTCCGACACCAACTCGATGTCGCCACTGTCGGCCATTAAAAGGCGCGACAGGCGTTTCTTTAGTTCCTGGTATAAAATCTTTCTCATTTGCCTATGATTGGATGGTTCTTTAAATATTCCTCGAAGTTCTGTTCAGTTATTTCCCGGATGATCCGGTCGGTATTGCGCCCGGATCCGATAAAGCGGCGTTCGGGCATCTTGATGGCAGAGCCGACTTTCTTCAAGGCCATCGCCAGGTAAAACTGTTCCTTTTCGGACAGTTCCCGGTTGCGTTTGTTACCGCGGCGTTCGCCGTTCTTCTTGTACTGGTATTTACCACGCGTCTCTTTTAGTTTGCCGAAGAAATATCCCTTCATCTTCCTGGTAACCTTAATTTCCCCGCCTTCATTATGAATCTGGGCGTATGGCAAGTTAGACGAATACACCAGCTCACCCCGGCGTTTCCGGCTTCGGATGCTTCGACGTAACCCTCCAGTGCGTTGCATGAGTGAACCCACACCGTCATCAAATTTCCTTTCGGGCCATTCCTTTTCATCGAAAAAGGCTTTCCGCTCGAAATTCCTGTCAAATTCCTCGTCAAACTCGGTTTTGATGTCCTCTATCGACCGGTCAATGACTTCTTTCTTAAAATCTCCGTCCATAGGATTGGGTTTTAAATTATTAGTTGTATATTTGCGGTGTAAACGTATGTGTTGTGTGGGCAGACCTGGTCCTGAACCTAAGATGCCGCCAGCATATACGTTTATTTTATTTTGTCGGTTATTGAATACAGAAAACAGTCGTGAACGATTTTGCCTTTTTTCGTTTCAAAATCAGTTTCCGCAATATTCAGATAAACCGTTTTCCCTTCTATCTCTGCCTTTAGATAATAAAACCGTTTGATTTTATCCCTCCTGTCATGACTGAGTGAGTCAGAGGTTTTTACATAGACCGCTTTTTCCAGTACCTTGTCCAGATCTGAAAGGTGTTCCTTCTTTAGAACGGAGGAACGGCCGAACGTATCGCTGTACAGATGTTCATTTCCTATTTTGCGGAATCCTACGCTTTTCTTTATTCCGCCAATCTCTAAAAGGACCTTCTTTTTCAATAGCGGCTGCATTTCCCGTAGGTAGTGTTTTCGCTCAATGGCCGATTGTGATTTGGCGATGTCCCCGGCACACTCATGAATAATCGGGCAGGCGGTGCAAAGTTCGTTACTGGGTATCTTCGCCAGTTTAAGCCCGTTCTTTTTGCAGGTGGCGCACTTTTTTATTGTGTACGAGTTGTAAGCCGGATAAGCCGCACGCTGTTTGCCCGGATTGAAGCGGAACATTTCGGCGTATTTGCCCTCGGTTGCTTTATCTCCGGTTTTCATGGCTTCTTTGCTGTCAGTAGCCGGATATTTGGCTGCCCGCACTTTTTGGACTGTACAACGGCAGTTAAAACCGTTCGGAGGATAATATTTATCCCAAAACGGGTCGGAGGACGGCAGGGTGATACCATTCAGTTCCTGATGTGCCGGGCGTACCTTCTTATCCCCCGCTGTACGGTATTGGAGTAAATAACGACCCTCGCCGTCGTCCTGCTGTTCTTCCCACTTGGCGGCCATTTCCGCACTTTGCACGGCGAAATTGTATTCAGTTTTCAAATAGTGTTTGTTGTAAGTGTCATTTATCTTTTGAACATCGTTTGAAAACTGTTCAAACGGCTTTAAATCGCCGTTTTCGTCCAGCAACAGGTTTGCGGCTTCTTTCATTTCGTGAAAAGTCTTGAATCCGGAGAATACTCCGGCACTTTCCCGAAGGCTGGAGACCATCTCTTCCGACGGCGATTCCTGTATAATACCACGCTCAATGCCTTTTGAAAGGTAAGCCGCGGTTTCCTCAATTAGTCTGCGAACCGGCTTTTCTTTCAACATGCCTGCTCCGAAGATACGTTTACTGTACAACCACTTCATCGCCTTTTCGAAGGCGGATTCAACACCCGACACGTCCGGGTAATCGTCAACGTCGGATAATTGCAGGTTTTCCTCCAGATATAGCAAACCTATTCTTTTGTGTAGCCCGGCATAATCATCCGGGCTCAGTCGAAAAAAGGGTGCGCCAGTTGTGCAGAAGTGTCCTGAACAGTCTTTTTACCGATAATGGGAACGCCGTATTTGTCGATAAAATATTTCGGGTCAACCTCGTAGCGGTCAGCAATCATTTTTTCGTATTCCAACTGCTGTTCCGGTGTGTAGTCCACGCTGTCGTCCCATTCAAAGTGCAACCCTTTTACCGGGAAACCGTGCTTTACCATGCGCGGCAGAAGCTGGTCGTTTACGATGTCTTTCACAAGATCGGCATCCTTTTCGACCACATTCTCGAACACTTCCAAATGGACTTCCGACTGTGAAAGGCTGCTTCCGTTGTCGATGGTCATTGTTTGGTTCAGTATCCCCTTCGAAAGTTCCGAATTGGCCCGATCGATGCGCTTGTCATAGACGTTAAAGGCATCGCCCCGTGTCGTTTCCTTGATGTCAATATCGGTTCCGTCCGGGAACAGACCCCATGCAGCTGCGCCCATCGAAGAAAGCATGTTTTCTATCTGACTACGGTCTTTCGGGTCGCGTGCCGTTGTTTTGGCGATACGGATCGGCATACCGAATATTTCTCCGAACTGGTCCCAATAGGCAAGCATATTCTTTTTCGGTATGGTTTGCGTTGCCGCTTTCAGGTATAAGCCCAAATCCTTCGGCTTACCGGCTTCCAACACCCAGTCGGCCATCGGCCCTTCCCGATATGGTATGCCCGAACGCCATTCGTCGCTCTGTTCCCTGATGATTACTCCGTATTCCGGTATTACGTGCTTGCGGTTCACCAGTTCCACGTTGGTATAACGCATTTCCCCGTCAATGCTCATTACGTCCCCCAACTGGATAAGTGAATGTCCCCAGTACTGGGAATCCAGTATATAACCGACCAGATCCTTGAACCAAACCGCCTCGAAAAGCCGGGTTGCGTTGTCGTTCTGTTTTCCTTTGGCATCTACCAGTTTGAATCCTTTCTTCTGGACGAACCCCTTTCGCTGCTCAACACAGCCGACCAGGTGCAAGTCCACTTCCACATCGCGGTAGATGTCATACAGCCGTCCGCGTCGTGGGTTTTCGATGTCGATAGCCTGTTGCCACGCCTGACGCCATGAGCGCATATCCTTTTGCGTCAAGGCTTCGGCCTGGAGCTTCAGTTCGACCGTCAGCGACTGGAGCCGACGGCGGTCTTTTGCTGATGCCAGGTTGAACCCTCCAATCTTCATGCCTGGATTATATTTGTTTCTTTTTGCCATAATCTACCATATATAAGTATTTTGTCTTCCGGAACCCCATTTGACAGGGTTGTTCACGTCTTCCTCGCCATCTTCTCCGGTTGCGGTAGGAAGGTCAGGAATTATCTTACCCGCCTGCACACCCTCCAGCCATTTGATGGCAAGTTCGTAACGTTCTTTCCTTATTTCGTGCCCCATCTTGTTTGGTAGCCACGCAGAAAGATGGTACAAGGATACGTCGCAGGTACGGAGCACGATAATATTATTCCGCTCGCTCCCGGAGGCGGCGAAAATCTTCTTCACATCGTACCGGCTTCTTAGATAGCCGGACACTTCCTCGATAGCCATCCGTTCGGCGGTTTCCCGTTTTTCCTCCGAACATTGCTGCAATACGTTCAGTGCCGTATTGCTTGCCACGATATAATCTTCTTCGGTCAGAAACATAGGCTTATCCGGTTATAAGGATTGCTTTCTTCTCCAGATCCTGAATGGTTGTACCCTTACGGAATTTCCTTTGGGTAATCATTTTTTTCAGTTCCTGTTTGGAATATACTTTAGGAATGCCTGCCACCATAAGGACAAGATACCGGCGTTTGCTAACTCTGGAAAGTTCTTCTGCCAAGCGAATGGCACGTTTTATCCTGTAACTCAGGATAAGGTCTTTAATAAACTGTTTCATCTTACCATATATTTTTAGGAGACCGGCGTGTGCCGATGCTCGGTTTAAACTTCTGTATTCTTGAATGCTTCTGCAATACGTATATTGCCCCTTCGTCTGCGTCGGGACCGTCGTCGTGCGTGCTGCTGCCTTTTTCTATGGAAAGCGTCTGTTCGATACCAGCCAGCATGTCCGGGTCATTCTGCAAATCCTCGTTGTAATAAGTAAAGCCACGTTCCCAAAGAGGTGACACCGCTTCGATACGCTGGAACTTGTCAGGCTTCTTGCGTTTGTCGGCCTGTATGGGTAACTGGTATCCGCGAAGTTTTCCTTCTTCCTCGAAATCGTCAAGCAAGGTATCTTGCAGGAAATTCGCCTCTATCATATATTTGCAGATAACCCCTTCCGGCAGGCTTTCGTGCAGGTCGTAGAACCAGCGTACCATTTCAGCGACGGAACATTGCCGGACAAAAGCGCGGATATGGTGCAGTTCTGTTCCGACTTTGCCCCATACCTTAATGGCCTTGTAGTCGTTCTTGGTAGACCCTTTGAACGAAGGGTCGCAGTAAGCTACAATTTCGTCGTACTTGTCAAGCGGCAATATCTTTTTCCACCGAATCCAATCTTTGCGGAATACCGAACCTTCTTTGATCGGGTTGTTCATGTATTCCTTTTCAAAGGCCCGGTAGCCCATGAACTCGCGCTTTTCCCGAATACGTTCAGGAGTCCAGTATTCCGGCCATGCCGATTTGCCGTTCTTGTCCAGGACGTTAACCTGGCTTACTTCAACGCCTTTTGATGCGGCTATGTTTGCCAATACGCTGCATTTGCTGATAAGGTTACCCACCATGATAAAACGCCCGCCTTCGGCCCCGAACGCTCCGAAAAGGGCCTCTTTCACCCATTCGGTCAGTTTACGGACACGGCTGTCGTTCTCACATAGTTCGTCGTCGTCGAGGTCGTCGATAACGATATAGTCCGGTCGTCGGTTCCGGTAACGGAGACCACGCGGCGACTGGCCACGACCACGGGCAAAGAATGCTACGCCGTCGGAGGTTACAAACTCGCCATCCTGCCAGTTCCCGGCATTGTATTTGGTTCCGAAGTCGTGGGTATATCGTTTGTTGTATTGCAGTTCTGCCTGAATGTCGCCAAGCAAGGTGCAGGCGGCATCCTCTGACTTGCCCACCAATACCATAACGTTTATTTCACGCCGCTTCTGTGCCATGAGCCACATCGGAATCATGACATCCATGTGGGTAGATTTAGCCTGGCCACGTGCCCATTTGAAAACAGCCTTCAATGTCCGGCGTTTCAGTATCTTTTTCGCCGCCTCAATATGGTGCTTTGCGGAAGGGATAACTTTGCCAGTTTCGCTGTCGGTACAATAATGCGGAAAGTAATATTCCACGAAATAGGCGTAATCTTTCCGGGCGCGGCTGATGCGTTCCATCTGCTCGGCCTTTGTTTCGGCTGTGTTGACGGTAGAAAAGTTCTGGATGGTCTCGCAAAGCTGCTTCCATCTTTTCAACGCTTCTTTCTGACTTATCTGTGTCGCCATATACATTTATATATTATAGCCCCGGATTTTCGGCCGAAACCTGTTCCGCAATAAATATATCCTGGTAGCGGTTGGTCATTTTCAAGAAGTCCACTGTCAGTTCCTTGTCTATCTGGGTGCGAGCTACCAGCCAGTTATTATAGGAAGTGAGTACCTCTATAATGGTTGTGGCATTGGTACGTTTATCTATTTTTTCAATGCTGGCTGCCAGCTTTGCCATTTCGTCGGCTGTCATATCCCCACTCTCCAGCCTTTCGTCAGCCTTCCTCATAATTTTCGCCACAAGCTCCTTACGGGTGATGGACTTGGCGGTGCGTAGCGCATCCCAGCCACCGTCATTAACCCACTTGTTTATTGTTACGCGGGAAACTCCGACCTTCTCGGCAACCAGTTTTTGTGTATCTCCGTTCAAGTAATAGAGCCTTGCCAGCTCCTTTGTTTTTTCAAGTTCTTTCTTTGATGTTGCCATAAAATTGATATTAGCTTTTCAGCAAAATTGTAAAGGAAATCGTGCTTCGGCAATTAAGAGTGTAGTCGTTACATAGAAGTGTGTAACCATTACATAGAAGTGTGTAACCGTTGCGCTCTTATTTTGACGGGTGCATTTACGATAATATGTTTGCAGCATATCAACAAACAAACGAATGGCAAAAAGAATAGTAATAAGCGATGAGTCGGTAAACTGCTACGGAACGTGGATCAGCACGGCGGGAATGGATATTTCCCAATATGAGAGAAATCCGGTACTGCTCTGGATGCACTGGCGTGGTGTGATAATCGGCTGCATCAAAGATGTGAAGAAAGAGGAAGGGCGGGTGACGGGAGAGCCCTGGTTTGACGAAGTGCGCGAGGAATCCAAACAGGCGAAGGCGCAGTGGGAAAAGGGCACACTGCGTATGGCTTCTGCTAATGTGGATGTACTGGAATACAGCGACGCTCCGGAGCTTATCAAGCCCGGACAGTATCGTGCGACCGTCACCCGCAGCAAGCTGACCGAGGTCAGTATGGTGGACATCGGCGGGAATGACAATGCCCTACCACTTATATTGAACGCTGACGGAAAAGAATTGAAACTGGCAGCCGGCGAAGAATCAGAAAGTCTCCCGCTGCTTATTAATAATCAAAAATCAGACGAAAAGATGGATTTTAAAGCAATTGCCCTGAAACTTGGGCTGCCGGAAACGGCAACGGAAAAAGAAATCCTTTCTACAATCGAAGTGCTGTTGGGCTATAAAACTGCCAACGAACAGTTGAGAAAGGAAAAGGAAGAAATTAGGCTGGCCGGTATCACCACCGCGGTAGAAAATGCCATTAACGAACGTCGTATCACGGCCGAGAAAAAGAACCATTTTGTCGAGCTCGGCAAAAAGGTCGGCCTTGAAACTTTGAAGATGACCTTCGAAGCCATGACACCGGCGCAGAAACCAACTGACGTGATCCGACTTTCCGGTGGGAATTCCGCTTCTGCCGAGTGGAAGAAATTATCAGACGTTCCGGCCGACAAGATTATGGAACTGAGAACAAACGACAAAGCCACTTATATGAAGCTGTATAAGGCTGAATATGGTGTGGACTGTCCTAATTACTAATCAATCAAACAAATCAAAAACAAATGGAATCAAAAGGAATCAAAGCGACCTTCGCCCTGCTGTTCAATGCAGTGATGGGTGTTATGATTGCCGCCGTGATGGGTGTTCCGGCTATGGCCGGAGCCGCTACCGCTGTCGGCGTATCATTAGTGGCCGGTCCTTTCTTGCCTTCCGGAGCACTTTGCGAAGGGGTGCTGACCGAGGTATGGACTGGCGAATTAATCAAAACACTTCGTGCCGGGGATGTGGCGACCTTTCTGGACGGGATACCCGATTATTCGCAATATGCCGAGAACGACGTGATCCACATGATCGATGTCGGCGGTGATCCGGAAGTGCTGGTTAATAACACGACCTATCCGCTGACAGTACAGGAAATCACCGATACCGACGCGGTATTCTCGCTGGATAAGTTCCAGACCAAACCGACCCCAGTAACGGACGATGAACTGTATGCTTCTTCTTACGACAAGATGTCGAGCCTGAAAGAACGTCATGCCGATGCCATTAAGGAAAAGAAATTCGCTAAATCTATCCATGCGCTGGCTCCGGACAGTAACGGAACTAAAACCCCAGTATTAAAGACTACCGGCGAAATCGTAGGTGGTGGAACCAGCGGGCGCAGACGTTTGCAGGCCTCGGATATTATAGCCCTGAAGGATCAGTTCGACAAATTGAAAATCCCCGTACAAGGCCGTCGCCTGGTATTGTGCAGCGATCACGTAAACGACCTGCTTCTGACCGACCAGAAGTTCAAAGACCAGTATTACAACTACACGACTGGCAAGATCTCCAACCTGTACAGTTTCGAAGTGTACGAATACTGCGAGAACCCGGTCTATAAAACGGATGGAACGAAAGTCAAGTTCGGAACCGCTGCCGGAGCGAATGAGTATCAGGCATCCGTCGCCTTCTACACCAAGCGTGCATTCAAGGCTTCGGGAAACACCAAGATGTATTATTCGGAAGCCAAGACCGACCCTCTGAACCAGCGTAGCCTTGTGAATTTCCGCCACTACTTCATCGTGTTGCCGAAGAAGAAAGACGCAATGGCGGCCATTATGTCTGAATATGTAGCAGGAGATTGATAAATGGAACCACGAGGTATCAGAAATAATAATCCCGGTAACATCCGTAATTCGGATGCTACCGACTGGAAGGGAGAAGTGCCTACTATGGCAAAGAGGGACAACACGTTTGAAGAATTTACAGATATGGCACACGGCTATCGTGCTTTGATAAAGCTATTGCAGAATTATCGTTATAAGCACGGTTGTAAAACAATAGCGGACTTTATCAACCGATGGGCTCCACGAAGCGAAAACAATACTTCGGGCTATATTACACGTGTTTGCAAAGAAATGGAAGTTCCCACGACGTTTGTTCCGGATGTGGCCGATAAAGGTACGATGTGCGCCTTTGCCGCCGCGATAAGCCAGGTAGAAAATGGTATCCCGGCCGTAATGAAGGACGTTGAAGCCGGTTGGGAATTGTTGAACAAATAATGTAACTCTGTGAAATCAGGATGGGAATACCAGAAATAATATCCATAATCGCCGCAATCGTTACCGCACCGTTCAGCTCGTGGCTTACAGCTAAACTGCTGCGTAATAAGTATGAGGCGGAGGTAGAAGGATTAAGGGCGCAGGTTGAAGCATCTAAGGCGGATACACGGGGCGACGAACTGGAAAATGTAAAAAATGGAATGTCTATCCTGATGGAACAAGTTGTCGAACCGCTAAAAAAAGAGATTAATGCGATACGTAAGGAACTGGCCCGACTTCGCCGGGCTGTTGAGAAAGTCAATAACTGCCCTCATGTTGCTGCTTGCCCTGTGCGTATTGAGCTGCAGAGGGCCGAAGAATGCGAGCCGCGCTCCCGTGAGCCTACCCGGTAATCTTGTTACCGAACGGCTGGTTCCTGTTTATTTGCCTGCTGATTCGGCGCTTCTGACCGCACTGTTCGAGTGTGACAGCAATAACCGGGTTATCCTGAAAGCATACGATGAACTGAAATCGCAAGGCATGAACAGCCACCTGACGTTCGAGAACGGTCGGTTGGATTATGACTTGGAGGCCGTACACGATACGGTCTACCTGCCTGCTAAAGATTCCATCATCTATGTGCCCCAACCCGTCGAGGTTGAAGTGAACCGCCTTACTTGGTGGCAGGAAACGTGGATGCGGATCGGGAAAATATCACTTTCTATCCTGGCTCTTTGGTTGGGTTTGAAAGCTGTTCAAAAACTATTAAAACGTAATTAATATGAGTTTACCAAATGTAAATATAACGCTGGGTAATGGCAATATCGGGGCTGTAACCCTTTCGGACGACGGTATTGCCGGATTGATTCTGACGGGTACGGCAGTTTCGTCTACACTGGAGCTTAATAAGGTCTATGTGATTGCCTCTACAGCAGATTTGAAGAAATTGGGACTGACGGCAGAAAATAATCCGTTGGCATATAAAGAGGTTCTGGGTTTTTATGAATCGGCCGGTGATGGCGCAGAACTGCATCTGTTGGTAGTTGACGCGGCAAAGACGCTGACTGAAATATGCTCAATGGAAGCCGGATCTCCGCTAAAAACGCTGATTGATTCTGCGGCCGGACGTATCCGACTGGTGGGTATAAACCGTAATCCGGATGCCGAGTACGAGCCAACCGTAACAAGCGGTATAGACCAGGACGTGGTTACAGCCGTAACAGCCGCTCAACAGGTTGTGGAATCTTATTTGAAACAGATTGCCCCGTTTGTAGTCTTGCTTCCGGCCCTTGCCTGGAATGGTACAACCGACAGCTTATACCAACCACGAGAGGGGAGCCAGGACAGCGTGTCTGTTGTGATGGCCTCAGACGGTAAATATGGAGCAAGTGAATATTACTCGGCGGCTATCGGCAAAGTTTTGGGACGTCTTGCCACTTGTGCAGTAAATATTTCGCTGGCCCGTGTCCGTGACGGTAGTCTGGTTGCGGACGGTTATCTGACAAACGGAAAGAAGCCTGAGGAAAGTTACAGTCTTTGGAACGCACTGCATGATGCAGGTTATATCTTTTACCGTTCCTATATAGGAAAGAACGGTTACTATCTCAACGATGATCCGACAGCCGTTGCAACAACCAACGATTATCATCGTTTAAGCTTAACCCGTGTAATCCAGAAGGCCTTGGTAATATGTTATAAGACCTACATTGACGAAATACTGGACAGTGTGGCTGTTGATCCGGAAACCGGCAAGCTGCCGCAGCCAATATGTAAGTATTACGAACAGTTGTTGATTCGTGCCGTAAATACGAATATGGAAGGTGAAATCTCAGGATTTACTGCCTACATAGACCCTAATCAGGACTTGATTTCAACGAATGTGCTAAAAGTGCAGGCGAAGGTTGTACCTACCGCTTTGCTCAAAGAAATCAATGTTGATCTGTCATTTGATAATCCTTTTAATAAAACAAGTGAGTAATGGCAAGTTTTAATTCAAAAGAATATGCGTGGATTGACGTAAATGTGGTATTGCTTGGCAAACCTGTGGCCGGGCTGCGTGCCATTGAGTACAAATCCAAACGGGCAAAAGAAGCCTTGTATGCAACAGGTAAAAAGGCACGTGGCATACAGATGGGCAAGAAAGAATACGAGGGAACGATTACTGTTTTACAGTCTGAACTGGTTGCTATGCATGCGGCCGCAAAAGCGAAAGGCTACGATGATGTAACCGACCTGGAATTTGATGTTATTGTTTCCTATATTTCGGAAACGGGCGTAGTGCAGACTGATAAGGTAATAAATGCTTCCATAACGGAAGCTCCGAACAGTATTAAGGAAGGCGACCTGTATTCAGAACACGCGCTGCCTTTTATTGCCTGTGATGTGGAATATAATGTGGTATAACTGCTATAATGTATAAAGCTATGAACGAAAAAGAAAACAACAAGACAATTACTCCCGAACAAATCGAAGCATGGAAAAAGAAATGGGGCGACGTGTTCTGTGTCACAGTCGGCGACAAGGTTGCCTATTTGAAACGCCCCAGCCGCCAAGCACTCAGCGCGGCTGCCGTGGTCGGTAAAAACGACCCGATGAAGTATAACGAAATTCTGCTCGGTAACTGTTGGCTGGCTGGCGATGAGGAAATCAAGAGCGACGATTCTTTATTTCTTGGCGTATCTGCAAAGTTGGGTGAGCTGGTCGAAATCAAGGAGGCTGAATTAAAAAAATTATAAGCCGGACAAGTATAGCAGACAGATCCGGCTGGCTGTTACTTGCGGACAGCCTGATCCGGGCCTATCTGCATATCGACCCGGCAACGCTAGGCGACGAAGAATGGGGCTTGCAGGTTGTTTTGGCCGAATGGGTAAAATACGATTTTATTAAAAGCATGGGTGATTTATGGCAAACAAGATAGAATACATCTTTTCGCTCCGTGACCAGATCAGCGCGAAACTGGCAGGGATAACGGCCACCTCGGAGAAAACGAGGTCGGCCCTTTCCGGCGTACAGGAAAAAGTCAGGTCGGCGGAAGAAGTATTCCAGGACACAGGAAAGACCATCGGCTCACTGAAAGCCCGGATAGACGCTTTACAGGCTGAGAAGGAATGGATACCGGCTGACAATCTTCCGGCCATAAAAGAGTATAACCGTGAGATTTCCAGACTTGCAAACGAATTGAACGAGCTGGAGATAGCCGCCGGTGGAGGTAAATTTAAAAAATGGGCTTCGGAAGCCTTCGACGCGATACCAGGTGCAAACCTTCTGAAAAATCCATTAGTTACGGGTATAACCGCCGCTACCTTTGCGGGAAGTGCCGGTATGACCTTTGACGAAAACATGGCTAAGGTTAATATCACCGCCCAGTTGGACGAGGCCGGGCTGGACGATCTGAAAAAGCGATTGAAGCAAATCGCCGCTGACAACAAAACAGACATTCAGGTCGTACCGGTCGGTTTCGAGGCAATCAACTCGCAGGTGAATGACGTTGAATTGTCCCTTTCCATATTGGATGCCGCCCTGAAAGGCAGTAAGGCTGGATTTACCGACTTGGATACCGTATCCGCGGCGTTAGCCCAGACGCTTTCCATTGTAGGAAAGGAAAACACGACAGCACAGGAAGTGCTGGATACCTTCTTTGCGGCAAAGCGTGTCGGAGCCGGTGAATTTGCTGACTTCGCCCGTTATATGCCAAACCTGATTGCCGGAGCCGACAATTTGGGTATCGCTTACAAAGAAGTGGCGGGAACATTCGCATACATGACCGGCAAAGGCCAGTCGGCCGAACGCGCTGCTACATTGATGGAGAATGCTTTCTCTGTATTGGGGCGTGTAGATGTCCGGAAGAAACTTTCTGCCGCTGGAGTGGATGTATTTGACGATACGGGTAAGATCCGGAGTGTAGTTGATATATTTACCGACCTGCAGAACGTATTGGGAGAGCTGAATGACGAACAGAAATCTTCCTTGCTGGAACAGTTCGGGCTGGTAGATAAAGAAGCCAAATCCGCCTTTTCCGTATTGATGTCCGATACTGAAAAGCTACGGGAATCCATGAACGACGTGGCGAACTCTACCGGAGAAACCACCGCCGCACTTGATTATTCCCGAAATGCCGTACAACAGGCGACCGAAGTGTGGAACCAGTTCAAGAATATCGGTTTGCAGGTTGGCGAAATCATGTTGCCTGTGATTAGCGCGGGGCTGACCGTTGCCGGTGGTGTATTGGACGGCGTTTCGGTCGTGATGGATACCATTATCGGTTTCTTTTCCGGCTGGTATGCATTGATTCAGCAAGGTAACCCGATTGTCATCGGGCTGACGGCTACGCTCGGAATCCTGACGGCGGCGATGGCCGTAAACTACGCCTGGACACAAAGGGCTGTCGTAATCGGTGGAATAAAAAAAGTATTGGATATAACTCAAACAGCGGTAACGGGAGGTTTGACCGCTGCACAGTTGGCATTAAACGCAGCGTTTATGGCCTCGCCGATTGGTTGGATTGCTGCCGGTATCGGAGCCGTGATTGGTATCGTTACGCTTTGCTGGCAGAAATTCGAGGGCTTCCGTATGGTAGTACTCGGTGTTTGGGAGGTGATAAAAGAGTTCGGGCGGACGCTGTTCGACAGTATCGTCGCCCCGTTTCAAAAGATTCTTTCCGGTATCGGCAGCGTGGGTACGGCAATCGTTCAGTTGGTAAAAGGGAATTTCTCTGAAGCGGCCGAAGCTGCCAAACAGGGGTTCAAAGAAATCAGCCAGGGCGTTGTAACGTCCAATCCGGTTTCTATAATTACCCGCACAATTCAAAATGGCGATTATTCCACCGCTTGGGAAAAAGGCAGACAGGCTGGCCGGGACAGTTGGGCGACATCCAAGGAGGATAAACAAACTCAGATCGTGGTACAACCGACTGAAACCACCCCATTGCAACCGACTTCCACCCCGATGGCAAGCCCGAACTTTGACAAGCTGTTGGCTTCGTTGGAGACCGGGAAGAAGGCTGGCAGCAAAAGCAAGGTGCTCGACCTGAACGACACGCCGGGCAACCTCAGTGAATCGTCCGCCTATTCTGCTATTACCCAAAAACTGAAACCCCGTGAAGTGTCATTGCTTCCTGAGTCCATGCGTAAAGTGGCGGCAACTGTAGCGGTTCCGTTGGCGATGGCAGCAAGCCCGGCTGCGGCGGGTGAAATACCGACTCCGAATATCTCCGACGCATATAACGTAGAGAATATCCGGGAAACGAATAACACGTTCACCGCTGACAACAGTAGGAATTATAATAACAACGGTAGGACGTACCAGATTGGTAAGGTATGTGATGAAGTGGTTATTCACGTCGCCAATACCGACCAGAAAGGCCGTGAAACAATCCGCGCCGAAATGTTAGGAATATTGGAAGAATTAAGCGAAGGTTAAGATATGGCAACGAAATACACAGTTAAAGAAGTGGCCCAGACGTTTAAACGGGTTAGTCAGTTCAACCTGGGCGATATGCTGCTCAATGTGATCGGTTATAAGGGGCTGCCTTATCCGGGTGGTTTTATTCCTGACGCGCCGAGCAAATATAAGGCGGACGGCTACGAATACCCCGGCGAACAGGCTTCGGAAAAGACCAGTTCCGACTTCGGTTCCACGCTCCGGAAGAAAGACGCACAGGGACGCTGGTATTTTATGCCAATCGTGCTGGAGCATAAAGGGACGGAATACGAGATACCGAACGCCGTCATTTCCATTCGTGGAAAGAAAAGTATCGTGGAAACGGCGATGGTTGGTCGCAAGGGTACTGTCAAGGAACTTATCTCGGTTGATGATTACGAGATACGTATTGCCGGTGTCTGCCTGGACGTGGATTTTCCCGACCAGCAGATAAACGCCCTGAATGAATTGTACAACATCAACGAATCGGTCACGCTCAAATGCGCCTTGACCGATATATTCCTGGATGAGGAAGACAAGGTTGTGATAAAAAGCATCGACTTTGCAGAGATGAAAGGTTGCGAGACTGCACAAGTCTTTACAATGGAACTGGTAACGGACCGGAGTTTTGAATTAATACTGGAATGATATGTTTGCATTGTGTTGTGAAATAAAAATCGGTTCAGTTTCCTTTAAGTCGGTGCATGACGTAAAGGTGAAACGAAGCCTGTACGACCTGATGGCGACCGCTACAATCAAGGTCCCGGTGACGGCTGTACTGAAACATGCCGGGGAACCGCCGACGCATATCGAGACGGCACAGGCTATCAATGTTGGTGACAAGGTAGAAATCAAGTTGGGGTATGACGGAGGCCTGAATACCGAGTTTGTCGGCTACGTGAAGCGGCTCAATTACAAAGTTCCCTTGGAAATCGAATGCGAGGACGAATATTACAAGCTGCGATTCCTGAACTGCGTATTCTCGAAAAAAGAAACGACGCTCAAAGACTGTTTGAACACCATTCTAACGGGAATCCAGATGGGCGAAGTGGTAGACCTGACGCTGAAGAACTTCGTTGTAAACAACAAGCCCGGCAGCTGGGTTTTGGGTTATTTGAAAAAGGAATACGGTCTTGTGGCGTGGTTCGACATAAACGGGAAACTCCATGTCGGCAAGGCTAACGACGTGAAAGGCGAAACGGTGAAATACCTGCTCCGGGAAAACGTGATCAGCGACGACGAATTGAAATACCAGTTGGCCGAGGACGTGAAACTGAAAGTAAAGGCTGTATGCTATTACAAGGACGGCACGAAGATAGAAGGCGAATTAGGCGAAGACGGCGGTGAAACGCGCACTTTATACTACTATGACGTGAAAGACGCGGCGGAACTGAAAACACTTGCCCAGGAAGAACTGAAACGGTATTCGTTCGACGGCTACCGGGGAAAGATAACAACCTTCCTGCTTCCCTACGCCCTTCCTGGCATGGTGGCAAGCATCGAGGACAAAGTGTATAACGAACGGAGCGGCGACTACTTTATCGAAAGCGTGGAAACGTCTTTCGGGACAGGCGGCGGCCGCCGAACCGTTGAAATAGGTATCAAGGCATGAGCAAGAAAATGGAAGAATTACGCCGGAAGTTCCAGCAGCGGTTCGGCGATGGCGGCGACCAGGTGTTCCAGGGAACCGTTACCGAGGTGAACGAGGAAGAATTTACCTGCACCGTCAAACGCGATGACCAGGTGGATTATTTCGATGTGCGCCTTCGCGGTCTGGTGAACCCCGACCTGCAGGGCTTCGCCTTCATTCCCCGGCTGGATAGCACGGTGCTTGTCTGCCGGATCGGGAAAAGCAACGAGCTGTTCGTGTGCCAATTCACCGAGATAGACAAGATGATATTTACCGATACCGATTTGGAAGTAATCATTGATACCGAAAACATCGACATCAAGAAAGGTAAAAAGATAACCGTCCATGTGGATGCGGAAAAACTGGAGGTAACGAATGACAAGGTGAAGGCTCTCCATGAAGCAGACGCGCTCACCGTTACCGCCGACTCGACGACCGTTAAGGCATCTACAGGCGGTGTGACTATCACCCGTGGTGGTTCAGGACTAAAGAAAACTCTGGAACAAATGCTGGATGGGATTTGTGCCCTGACAGTCCCCACGGCTGTAGGTCCGTCCGGTGTACCTATCAATATGGCGACATTTCAACAGATTAAGGCGGATTTGCCTAATTATATGGAGGGATAAATTATGGCATTAGTAAAAGCGACAATCAAATCAGAGATAAAGGAAGCCTTTACCCAGGTTATGGACCAGCAGGACGACGACCGGGAAGGGGCTATCGACAAGGTGGCGGACAAGCTGGCGGATGCTGTCATGAACGCCATCAAAAGCGCGACAATTACTTATACAGCCGGCCTGACAACTTCGATGGGGCCTGTGACCGGTACTTTTGGCAATACTATATCATAAAGCCTATGAAAGATTATAAGCAACAGCCTGACGGCGACCTGGATTTTACGACCGGCGATTTGCTGATAGCGGAAAGTACCTACCAGCACCAGCGCGACCTGCTGTATTCGGACAAAGGCCATATACGACAGAAGGCGGAAGCCGGTGTCGGAGCTGTAAATTATATGATGGACAACGACCCGGAAGGCTTGCTCAGAGCCACGCGCAAGGAGTTTGCGGCCGACGGTATGAAAGTCTCAAAGGTGGCATTTGCCACTTACTCAAATGACTTAAATGTGGAGGCTCGATATGAAAACGATTGAAGTTGAAAACGACCAGCTGCTGCTGGATATAGCCTTGCAACAATATGGAACAGCAGAAGCTATAAGTGAAATTATCCTCAACAATCCAGACTTGAAAAATGATCCGTCAGCGGTTGTAAAGTCAGGTCGTGAACTTGGCTCGTTTTATCCTGATATAAAACTGGCACCCGGAACTACCGTGCAGATTGACGACGAAAGCCGCCTTGTCAGAAAGACGGTTGTTAAGAAAATAGACCGAAGTATAACCACTTATATGGAATCGCAATGGCAAGAACGATTGAGCAAATAGAACAAAGCATTACGGAAAGGTTGAAGGTTTCCTTCACTCTTTCCACCTCTGCTGCCTCGGAATGGCGGCTCTGGGTACATTGTATGGCCTATGGAATTTATCTTTTTGAAATTGTGTTGGACACGTTCAAAAAGGAAATGGACGAAGATGCGGAAAAAGAAGTGGCCGGAACCGTTACCTGGTATAACGACAAATGTTATGAGTTCCAAATGGGACACGAGCTGGTTTTTGATACCGTGACCGGACTTTTGGAATATCCTACGGTGGATGAAACCGCACGCGTTATTAAGATTGCCTCTGTGAATGTGGCGGAGGATAATACAATTATGTTCCGCGTTGCAACCGAAGATGAAGAAGGTAAAATTGTGCCGCTAACGAGTAACCAGCTTCTGAACTTCAAAAACTACATCGACGCCATCAAGTTTGCCGGTACGAAATCTGAGGTTATTTCGACAGATGCCGACGAAGTTAGGTACGACATAAAAGTTTATTATAATCCCGCCAATCCGGTGGACAGTGTGCAGGAAGCAGTACTGGCTTCGCTGGAGGAGTTCAAGACGGCGCAGAAGTTCGGTGGTGTGATATATTCGCACAAGATGTTGGAAGCAGTAACAGCAGTAACAGGCGTTGTAACGGCAAAAATGGTTGCCCTTTCCCGCAAGGGTACGGAAGATGAAGATTTTATTCCTATAGACACGATGGCAACCTTACATGCAGGATATTTCAATTATACGGAAGACAGTAAACTGGAAATGGTATCCATTAATGATATTTAGCGTATGAACATTATTCTGAACTTCAAGGAAATTGTCCGCCAGTATGTTGCCCCGCATCGCAGGCAGCAAAACCGCCTCAGGTGGCTTTGGGCATTGGTTGATCTGGAAAGTGTTTGGGATGCTTTTTCCGCCTGGCGTGATTATTACCGGTATAAGGTACACGTAACAAGCCAGCATAAATCCCTGGAAGGACACCTGAACAAGACGTTCGGTGGTGGTGTCCTGATCAAGAGCTACGAGGACCAGTTTCTTGCCATTGGGCTAAATTCAGAACCGGCACATTGGGTATTGTTCGAACCGATGCAAGAAATCGCCCTGGAAGGTGAAGGCGGACAAAGTTTTGAAGATGTGGACTTTATTGTCTATGTGCCGGAAGGGGTTGATTTGAACCTGATCCGTGCGGAGATAGAACGATATAAGATTGCAGATAGAACCTATAAAATAGTGAAGAAATGAAACGACATGTACAGGAACCGGGCGTAAGGAAGTGGTCGGGCAACGACCTGCTGGAGCTTCAAGGGGAAGGTCTGGCCGTTGCCGACGGCTTCTTTTCGCAATATGGCAACTGCGTGATATGCGGCTGCCAGGTAAAAGAAAACAGTATAGCCGCCGGGCTGGTAAGTATCGGCGGCATGGTGCTTCCGCTCCAGGCAGTGGAAACGGTGGAAGTGTTCCCGGTGTATCTGGTGAAGGCGGAGGAACATATCCAGAGAGAATACGCCGACGACGTGGTACGCGACATCGCGGTGAAGTATTTCGCCAAAGTCGTACAAGTAAAACCTGAGGATGGGGATTGTGTCGAAATCCAGGAGGCTGGAGCGGCAACTTTTTTCGATAAAGTCAATGCGGTATGGCTCACCAATATATTAAAACAACTGGAAGATCTGAAGAAAGCGGACAAAACCCTATCGGATGCCATCGAACTGTTGAAACAGGCTGATGTGGAAGCCGGGAAACGTATTACCGCCTTGGAAAAGAAAATGCCGTCTTACTTGGATCATATCCCTACAGTGAACGATGACGGCTACGACATCGGCGTGGAGGTCTGGACTGTGGATGAGTATGGTAATAAGACGTTCTGGAAATGCCACGACAACACTGAGGGCCAGGCCGTATGGAAACGTACCGGCGAGGGTTCGGGTGGTGGCGGTTCCCATAGCGGAGCGGTTTATCTGACCGGTCAAACGAATTTTACAAAAGCAAGTATAATCATTAAAGAAGGTTATTTGAAATGAGTAACGAATCAGGAACAGGCGTTTACGTCTATCAGCAAATTGTAAAAACAACGGCCGAGTGGGAAGCGGATAAAACTGTCCCAGTGGAAAATGTCTGGCTGTTTGAACGCCGAGAGGACGGCAAAATTGTAACCAAACTGTCCGACGGACAGCACTGTTATTCCGATCTTCCGGCATACGGCTTGTCGGCGTGGCAAGCGGCTCAGATGGGCGGTTATGAAGGTACAGAGGAAGAATTTTACGAATCACTCGGCACGTTCGATGAAAAGATAAAGAAGGTTGAGAGTCTTGTAGTGTCTATGTCCGGCAAATATGCTGAAACCCCGACATTGGATTCCACCCCGACAGAGGACACGTTGACTTATACGCCGGAAGACAGCGAGGAACCGCGTGCTTTTGCTATCGGTCAGCAATGCCGCGTTTATGAGGTGGAAGAGGAAGACTATGTATTCTATCAACTTTATGACATCAAGGAAAGCAAAGCCGATTGGCGTATTGCCGGAAGCGGTGGCACGTCGGCAAACCAGGAAAAGGCGGTCATTACCTTAAACAGTAACCAGGGAACACCGGATACAGACTTGAGCGGGAAAAAGGTTACAGTCAAGTATTCCGGACAAACCCAGGAACTGACTTGGCAGGGCGAGACGTTGGAAGTGAAGATACCGGTTAATATGAGTTATGAAGTGTCAGTTGAAGCAGTTAACGGCTATACCACACCGGAAAAACAGAGCTTTGTCGCCGTTGGCGGTAATGAGCGTCAGGTAGTGTTTAGTTACTCATGTGAGAAAGTAACGGTAAATGTAACCACCAACGACAGCGCGGACTGTTCCGCCTGTACGGTAACAGTAAAGAAAACTGGTGGGGAAACAATCGGCACGGGTAATGGAACCGGTGTGGTCGTGAAAGTGCCGACCGGCACGTCCTACACGGTATCGGTGGATAATTTCGCCGGTTATCTGAAACCTTCCGACCAGTCATTTACGGCAGATCAGGCCAGCCGAACAGTTTCCTTCGAGTATGAAAAGATTGTTGACGCGGCTATTGTTTTTGACAAATCAAAGAGCGATCCGCAGAATATAACAGGCGAAATTAACAGTGGCGTCATTGCAACAATACTATCTAAGTTCCGTCGTTGTCTGTGCAAGAAAACTACCGAAGGAGAAGTTTCAATCGCCTATCTTCGGGATGATAATAGTAATTTTTACGAGGACGGAACAGCTGCCAAACTGGACGGAACAGAGGGTGATGTAATGGTTGACTTTCCTGAGTTCTATTACAAGTGGGAATCTGTGGACAGTAATAAATTCCGTTATCGTTTTGCAGAATATAATGTGGATGGAACATTTAAGCATGTGCCGCGCTCTTTGGTTGGAGCATATAAAGGTTATATGACTTCTAATAAGCTGTATAGCCGTAGTGGAGTACATCCTACAGTAAGTAAATCAACTAACGATTTTGACGGATATGCAACAGCCCGTGGACAGGGTTACCAGCGTATTGACTTTCAACAGCATTGTGTCATTGCCTTTATGTTATACGCCAAATATGGCAATAGAAATTTACAGGCTGTTTTGGGCGTAGGAGGTGCAGTAAGTGGAAGCTCTGCAACCACAACCGGGACAAGTAATTCAACAGGAAATGCGGATACACAAAATGAGACTTCAAAATATGTTTGCGGTCTTGGTCTGGAAGGCGTATTCGGTGGCATTTATGAATGGGTGAAAGGTGTTGAAATTAATAATCGTGTATGGAAAATCACAGATCCGGACGGTTCTACTCGAAATGTGAACGCTGGAACTTCTGATGGTTGGATAACGAATGTCGCAGCAGAAAATGGGCCGTTTTTCGATATGGTTCCGACAAATGTTGGCGGCAGCGAAACTACACACTATTCGGATTATTATTATCAAACATCCGGCGGTCCCCTTGTTTTGGCGCGCTCCTATTACGACTCGTATACGTATGGCGGTGTGGCGTATGCGATTGCGGTTTACGATGCCTCGTTCACGTATTCGTACTACGGTTCGCGTCTCGCTTTCAGGGGCGTTATCCGCGAAGCGGAGAGCGTAAGTGCGTTCAAAGCACTGACAGTGCTTTGATACAAATACCGGCGTAAGCCGGTCGAATTTTGAAAATTTTCGTGGCATTTCTCTATATTCCTTGTGAAAATCAGGGAATCCCCGAAAAACGGAGTACATTTGTAATGTAAACGTAAAAATGTAAATGTAATGTTAAGATATAGGTAGATTTCCTCCTGCCCCTTGTTTTGGCGCGCTCCTATAACGACTCGAATACGAATGGCGGTGTGGCGTATGCGAATGCGAATAACGATGCCTCGAACACGAATTCGAACTACGGTTCGCGTCTCATATTCAGGAAAAGAAAATTATATTACGGCTCTTGTCAGGGACGTGTTCCCTTATCCAACCCGTAGAGGAATGCACCTTGCCTCTTGGCAAAAAATAAATTGGGTTATATTGTGTGGTAGGTTTATTCTCGAAGCACATGGATTTCTGAAAGCGACAATAAAATGAAGAGATACGGTTATTTGATAGAAAAGATTGTAGAAGAAAGCAACCTTCTGGAGGCTTTTTCTATGGTAATGCGGGGCAAGAAACGCACCCGTACCGTTCGCCTTTTCAAAAAGAACCGGGATAAAATTCTGGCCGATCTTGCCGACGAAATCAAGTCAGACAAGTACGCGCCAGAGGGGTTCCGGGAATTTGAAGTGGTGGAAAACGGTAAGGTTCGTGAAATCCAGTCCCTGCCATTTAAAGACCGTATTGCCCTTCACGCGATAATGGCTGTTCTTTACAGGGAAGTTTTAGGCGGTATGATGATTCGCGACACGTATGCCAGCCTGCCTAAGCGTGGTATTCATGACGGTTTGAACAGGCTTCGAAAAGCATTAAAAGACCGTTCGAATACAGAATACTGCCTAAAACTTGACCTGAAGAAGTTCTACCACTCCATCGACCAGGATGTCCTGATAGAACTGCTCCGCCGTAAAATCAAAGACGAAACACTGATGCAGACCCTTATCCGTATTATCCGAAGTTATGGTCCCGGTCTGGCAATTGGCTATCACTCCAGCCAGTTGCTCGGTAACTTTTACCTTTGCCTGTTGGATCACTACATGAAAGCGGAATTAGGCGTAAAGTATTATTTCCGGTATTGTGATGATATTGTCGTTCTTGGCCCGAATAAAGCGTATCTGCATGACATTTTCGACAAATTACGTTCCCTGGTAGAAAATAAACTTCACCTGACCATCAAACAGAACTGGCAGATATTCCCGGTGGAAGCCCGCGGTATTGACTTCTTAGGCTATGTTACCAGGCACGATTATGTTTTGGTGCGTAAGCATATAAAGCAAAAGGTCGCCCGGAGACTGCATAAAGTTAAAAGCAAAAAACGTAAATACGTTGTTCTTGCATCGTTCTGGGGATGGGCTAAACACTGTAATAGCAAACATCTATTTTTTAAACTAACAAATATGAAGTCATTTAAAGATTTAGGCGTCACTTACAAACCGGCTGACGGAAAGAAACGGTTCGAAGGAAATCTTACCCCTTTGGGTAACCTTCAGAACTGCAAGGTTACAATTGTGGATTTTGAAACCGACATCAAAACAAAACAAGGTGAAGGTCGGTATGTGGTCCAGTATGAGCTGGATGGTCAAAAAGGCAAGTTCATAACTGCATCGGAAGAGATGAAAAACATTCTCGACCAGATTAAGGAAATGGGCGAACTGCCTTTTGAAACGGTAATCAAACGGGAAACATTCGGAGGCAATAAGACGAAATATGTATTCTCGTAAAATGTAGATGTGAATCCTTTCGGGGGAAGGAATAAAAAAAGGCCCCCGGCCAAAATATAGTATAGACGCCAATCTCATACATATATCTGCGCGAAACTGCACGACCGAGGGCCGTATGCCCTTGTCGCAGTCTCGCGCTTTTTTATTGCGTAATTGCGCTTTATATATGTAAAATGAGATTGGCATTGCAAATATACTTTAATTTTTGGAGATTATGACAATATACGAGATACTTTCTTTCAACAAAGAACTACTTCATCGTCTTTCTGATGCTGGAATTAAGATAGGTGATTACAGATATGTTGACCTTTTTCGTGATTTTACTAAAATGGTTAGAGAAGGGAATAAGACGACTTATGCGGTAGCCGTTCTATCTGATAAATATCGGATTAGTGAACGAAAGGTATATGATGTAATCAGGTATATGTCGAAAGACTGCAAGAACGGTGCAGTGTGATTTTCCCGGCAAATTCTTTCTTCTTCGATATTTGGGCGAATTTTGTCAGACAATCAAAAGAGCATGAATATGAAGAAAGAACATTTATCAGCACCACTCCCTTTTGTCGGGCAAAAGAGGATGTTTGCGGCAAAATTCAAAGAAGTACTAAAACAATATCCGGATGATGCCGTGTTTGTCGATTTGTTCGGTGGTTCCGGTCTGTTATCACATATAACCAGACATGAAAAACCGAAGGCGACAGTTATATATAACGACTTTGATAATTACAGGCAGCGGCTGGAAAATATAGGGCGCACCAATACGCTGCTGGCAGAAATACGCGATATGGTAAAAGGATGTCCACGCGACAAACGCATCCCTGAGGCAATAAAACAGGCTATTATCGCACGCCTTTGGTGTGAGGAGAAAAGCGGTTTTGTCGATTATATCACTCTCTCTGCTTCCCTGTTGTTCTCTATGAAATACTGTTTGAGCCTGGAAGAACTGAAAAAGGAAACCTTTTATAACAACGTCAGAAAGACGGATTACCCATCATGTGACGATTATCTGGCAGGTATAGAAACTATTTCCTGCGACTACAAGGTGTTGTTTGAAAAGTACAAGGACATCCCGAACGTGGTGTTCCTGGTAGACCCTCCTTATCTATCGACCGAAACAGGCACTTATAACATGTACTGGAAACTGTCCGATTATCTGGATGTGCTGACAATCCTATGCGACAGGCAATACGTTTATTTCACGTCCAACAAATCTTCCATTATTGAGTTGTGCGACTGGATAGACCGACATAAAACAATAGGAAATCCTTTCAAGGAAGCGCAGCGGCTGGAGTTTAACGCACACATGAACTATAACTCATCCTACACAGACATCATGCTGTATAAGACAGCTGCTTAACACTATACAAATATAAAGATTTTCAGCAAGATATGCAACTTTCAAGTTGGGGTTTATTCCTGTTTGAATACTGTTTTAATACTATTTAAAAGATGGAGAAAATGAACAAATATCACGACATTTTAAGCCGGATTCTTGAATGTGGCAAGGTGCAGCGGAACAAGAAAGGCAGTATCACGTATCTGTTGAACGAGCGGTTACATCTTACTCCTTTGGATTTGTTGGAGATATTCGAAGGGCACAATATAGCCCGTAAGAAGCTGAGAAACGAATTGGGGCTGTTCATGCAAGGTGAAAGGAATATCGGAAAATACAGGGAGGCAGGGATTACTTGGTGGGACTATTGCGGGAACATTCTTATAAACAGTTACCCGACCTATTTTGAAAAGCTACCACCGTTACTTGACAGAATCAACAAGGAGAAGCGCAACAGTAAGAACTATGTGCTGTTTCTTGGTGCGACCGATGCGGAAAGCAACCAAGCCCCATGCCTTAGTCTGGTTCAATTTCAGATAGAAGAAGGGGAGCTTGTCGTGTCAGCCTACCAGCGAAGTTCTGATGCCAACCTGGGACTTCCTGCTGATATTTATCATTTGTATTTGATAGCACGCCAGATAGATCTGCCTTTAAAGTCTATAACCTTGAACTTCGGGAACGTGCATATCTATGAAAACAATATTGAAAAGACGCAACAATTATTGGCAGGGGAAGAGAATGTAAAGTTTGATTTGAACGTGTAA